GATCTCTTCGTAGAATTCGATTCTGGACTGACCATGGAAGTGAAGTGTGTCGTGGTTGCCGAGAACCAAGAAGAGACGGCGGCTGTCGCCCTTCATGCACTTCACGATGTCTTTGAGCAAGAGGAAGTCTCCGTCGTTCATCTGATGGCTGCCACCAGCGAAGTAGAAGTCGCCGAGGTTCCAGATGTCGCAGTCTTTTGGAAGCTTGTCGAAAGCTTTGAGAATGTCTTCCTTCATCTGAATCATGAGCGGAGTGTTAGCTGGATTCTTGTTCGGAGCTACCGTAGCATACGGACGATTGCAGAATCGGCAGATGTTCGGATGACCGAAGTGAAGGTCGGAAGTGATGAAAGTTTTGCGAGAGCGGAAGAGCATTTGAGCCTCCAAGTTGAAAGTTACGTGAACAATATAGGAAATTGTTCACAGTTTGTAAACCCAAAAACTCAGTTTTCTCTGAGATGGTAGAATCCGAGACGCTTCAGAGCATCTTCTAGATCGTTGAAAGATCCGAACCAGACCTTGACTTCTTGGTCTACCCACGGCTTCACGATCAAAGCCTCTTCAGCAGATGTGTCATATCGGATGATGTATTCTTGTCCGTACTCGTCCCAGAACTTGGTAGTGTTGAACTCAGCTGCGTGAAATCCTCTGAGCTTGCCCTCGAAGTTCTTGTACTTCCAGAGCGCGAAAGTTGAAGCGTCCATTCTATACTGCCTCTTTTACTCGTTCCTTCCAGTCGTCAACGATCGATGTGATCCTCTCTGGAAGCGAAGCGATGTTTGAAGTTTGGAGTGTCTCCATTGGATTCCACTCGTCTATGATGAAAATTCTGCTGTTGCCGTAGACATACGAGATCATCAGCTCGTGGTCGCCATATCTGACCTTGATAGATGCGCACTTGTTTGGAACGAAGTGATACTCAGTCCCGTGCTGAAGAGAGTATCTGTTGAGCATCTCTGACATGGTCTTGAATTCTTCGAGGTTGATGTCCATAACCTTACCCAGTGATTTGACGGACCATGCTCCAGATCATAGAGATGACAGCTATGGTCCCTAGTCCAGCGAACAGCCAGATCACGACGTCGATCGGATCAGCGTCAATGATCTTAGCTATCAGGTCAAAAAGCTTGTTCACCCTAAATTGTCGCCCTAAACCCAGTTGATCTGTCTCATAGATTCTGGCTCGTTGCAGAATGATCCATGGCCAAATTGAAGATCTTCGATCTTCCTGCAGAGATTAGAGAGCGCGAGGAAGAGAGGAGACTTGCGGTCGTGGTTGATTGCCTTGTAGACGTCATCAGCGATCTTGTCGAATGCGTCTGCGACTTCTGCCTTGAACATCTTGTTGATCTTTTCCTTCTCTTCCCTGACGGACTTGTAGTCGTCGTTAGCGAGCGCCCTAGAGATCCATGGAGCATCGATCATGGACTCAAAATCACTCACTCGATCAGACATCTTCTTGATCTTCTCGATGAGCGCCGGAGCCTTCTTAGCAGCTCTTCGTGCCTTAGCGCGTTCACGACGGCGAGCGATCTGTTCAGGTGTCTTTTCCACCTTGATGTGGTTTTCGTTGAGAACTTCGAGAGCTTTTTCGATTTTCATTTCCATAGTGTTTTACCTCTTTTACACTGAAAATATAAGAAAATCCTGGGTGCTTGTAAACCCAGGACTTGAAGTTTTTCTCAGATCTTAGCGTGAGATCTTCTTCCACTCAGCCATGAACTCCTTCAGAGCCTCGGTCACAGCCTTAGTGCCCTGAGCGTCAAGCTTCTTCTGGAACTCTTCGTGAGCTGGCTCGATCAGAGCGCCGATCTGGTCAGGCGTCTTAGTAACCAGACGCTCGACATAGAGGTTCGTAGACTCGTTGAGAACCCACTCGTAGGACTCGTTCACTGCGTTCACGTAAGCGTCTGGACAGCTCGGTCCATAGACTGCGTCGATCGTGATGAGGTGGAAGTTAGACTCGACGATTCCAGTCTTCTTGTCCACGTCTCCGACTCCACGTGAAGAGACGCCCATTCTCACGTCCTTGAGAAGGTTAGCGAGCATGTGACCGTTCGGCATGTAGTCTAGTACTTTAGCCTTTCCGAGAGCGAAGTCTTCGTCCATTCTCAGCTTGATGATCTTGATAGCGGCTTCCTTCGGGTTGACCTTGGAAGTCTCTGGGTGCTCAAGCTCGCCAAGTGCCTCGTTCGTTGCGATGAGGTCGTTGAATCTGTTTACTTCGCGCTCAAGAATCTCTCTGTGATACAGTCTGCCGTTACGGTTTCTCTTCTCGGCGCCCATGAAGACGCCCTCAATGTAGAGGGTCTTTCCATCATCGCCACCGTTGTGATCGACAGTCAGATCGTTGATGAAGCCCTCGTTCAATAGCTTTTTAGGTTGTTCTGCCATTTTACAGCTCCTTAAGAACTCTTATTACCTATTATTTATATGGCAGAAAACTGTCTCAATTCTCGCTAAACACAAGAAAATCGAGACATTATGTCTCGATTCTTGTCTCGATTCTGTCTCAATTTACTTGAGTTCGATCTGCTCGCAGGTGATTCCGTTCTGTCGGAGATATTCCACTCCTGACGTATCATCATACTTCTCAAGATAGTAGACTTCCTTGACTCCAGATGTCAGGATCAGCTTGCAGCAGTTCAGACACGGACTCGTGGTCAAGAACAGCTGTGCGCCCGTGATGTCGGTGTTGTTTCTCAGAGCGAAGCCCAAGCAGTTCATCTCTGCGTGAATCTCGAACTTGTCTGCGAACTCGTGATGGACCTTTCGGTACTGCTCGTAAGTGAGCTGGCGAACCTTGATCTTCTGGCCTGGAATTCTCTCATTGAAGTTGAAAGATCCGTCAGGATTTCTCGTGAAGATCTTGTTGCACTCCATAGCGCCCTTAGCGACTCCGTTGTAGCCAGAGCTGAGAATTCTAGAGTCTTTCACCAAGATTGCAGCTACCTGCAAGCGTGAGCAGGTAGAGTATGTTCTAAGCGAGTTCAGAACGTCGACATAGAAGCGGTTGAACTTACTTAACATTGACTCTCTCCATGCTGCTGAATGCGTTAGCGTATTGAGGAGACTTGTCGAAGAGGTTCATGCAGTCAGCTGCTTGGAAGAAGTTGATCACGTCTCTCTTAGACATCGGCTCCCACTTGTAGTTCTTGAGCTCGTCGATGACGGCGGTCTCTACCTCGATAGGAATTCTGTCGAAGTCTATGAGAGTCTTGTTTCTCTCGAACTCAGCTCTCACGCCCTCTTTCTCGATCCACTCTTCGAGACCCTCGTCGATGATCTTCGGAGCGGTCTTTGTGGAGACTCTAGCCTTGACGTGAGGAACGCCGTCACCCTTGTCGCCGACGATCACTTTCTCTAGGAGATAGCGCTCTGGGTTGAGAACTTCGACGTACTTTCTCTTGATCGGGTGGAACTGACGATAGCCCGGATATTTCAGAAGCTGGTAGAAGTCTCGGTCGGTAGAGACGCAGATCACGTCGTAGTCTGGAGTGAGATGCTTCGTGAGTGAAGCGACGACATCGTCTCCCTCTGCTCTCGGCACCCTGATCTGGTAGATGTTCGGCATGTACTGTCTGAGAAGCGAGCAGAAGCTGTCGAACATCGGATAGTAAGTCTCGAAGTCCATCTTTGCTTTAGCTTTCTCTTCCTTTCGGTGAGACTTGTACTGGTCGAACACTTCGTAGCGCCAGCACTTCTTGCCCTCCATAGCGAGAATCATGGACGTGGCTTCAGTTTCTCTCATCAGCCATACGAACTTTTCGAGGATCTCGCTCTTCCATCTCACGTAGCGAGTGTCTGTCGGGTCGTCCCTGTAGCACGCCATAGCAGTTCTGATGCCCATGTTGGCCATGTCTATAAGGAGTATCTTTTTTCTTTCTTTCATGGTTTTACACCTATGTTGGTTGTGTTTGAAGTAAATATAGAACAAAATTTAATAAACAGTATTCTGTTTCCGCAGGGTTTTTATTATATTTTGAACATGAACATTGAATTTCCATACGAAAAGATCCGTCCGGAACAGCAAAAGTTCCTGGAAACTGTAAAAGATACTGAGAAAAAGTACATCGTCGCTCAGATGCCGACTGGCTCTGGCAAATCAGGCATCGCTCTCTACGAGTCTCTGCTGTCCGACAACGCTTATCTGGTCGTTACCAACAAGGCGCTTCAGGATCAGTACTGGAATGACTTCAAAGACAAGTACCCGATCAAGATGCTCAAGGGCATGAACAACTACGTCTGCCAGATCGCTACTGGCTGCCGTTGCGACCAGGGACCGTGTCAGGGCTCTGACTCTACATCCATCGGAATCAAGCGCTACTGCAAAGCCAACGACCTCTGTCCATATTACAGAACCGCTGGCGCAGCCTTCAAGTCTAAGATCTTCCTGGCTAACACCTCTATCATGAGAGCAGTCATCGGCCCGAAGCAGCTGAAGCGTCAGACGCTCATTATCGACGAAGCTCATCTCCTCGAAGACTTCCTCGTTGACTGCGGCACTATCAGATTCTCATACGATGTCGCAAGCAGAGTCCTTGAAGCTGAGAAGCGTCTCACCTCTCAGGATCTCGAATTCCTGAAGCACGCTGAGCTAGAGTCCTCGGTCACTCCGACTGCTAAGATGGAGAAGTTCATCAGGATCTGCAAGACTCTCGTGACTGATGTCTACCACGACTTGGTGGAGTACGAGAACGAGCAGGCTAAGTCCATTCGAGACTCTGCCGTGAAGAGCGCTATCGAAGCTGCTGAGAACAAGAAGAAGCAGCGCTTCAAGCACAAGCGCGAGATCGTAGATCTGATGACGAAGCTTGAGTCCTACGAGAACGGAGGAGAAGCTAACAAGTGGGTCTACAACTGGGACAAGAAGAATCGGGCTCTCGACATCGTTCCTCTGAACGTCGACTGGATCTTCAAGAAGTACTTTGACGGAATCGCTGACAAGATCATCTTCATGTCCGCTACAATCTTGAACTTCGCGAACTTCGCTAACACTCTCGGAATCCGCAAGGACGAGTGCTGCATCGTAGATGTCGCCTCTACCTTCGATCCGAAGAACGCGCCGATCATCAACATCGGCAACTGCGCTACGAGCTACAAGGACCTCCAGGACTCCGCTAACATGGACAAGATCGTGAAGACGGTCCAGTACATCCTCGATCAGCACAAGGGAGAACGCGGAATCATCCACACTGGAAACATGAAGATCTCTAAGTACTTGAAGGAGAACTGCCGTGACAAGCGTCTCCTGGTCCGTCTGGATGATGTCACTAACGAAGACATTCTGGAAGAGCACAGCCTTCGCACTGACTCAGTTCTGGTCTCCTCTTCCATGACTGAGGGAATCGACCTTCACGACGACCTCTCTACATTCCAGATCATCGTTAAGCTTCCGTGGGACAGCTTGGCCAACTTGAGAACGAAGACTCTCGCTGAAGAGATCCCGCTCTGGTACTCGAACAAGATGTGGCAGAAGCTTCTTCAGGCGAGCGGCAGATCTATCCGTAGCCATACGGACTACGCAGAGACTTTCGTCTTGGACGCTTCCTTCAACTTCCAACACAAAAAGTTCTCGAGCTATCTGCCCGAGTACTTTGAAAAGCGCCTCATCAACCCGTAAAACACAATCAAAATTGGCCTCATAGATTTTTATGAGGCCAATTTTGTTGCTAGTTACCAGTCTCTGCTGTGTTCGCTGCTCTCTTCGCCTTTCGCAAGGTCAGCTTCGATCTGTGAAAGGATCTTTGGTGGTACCCAGTCCTTAGAGACTAGCTTAGCCATGTCCTCTACATCATATCTGATCCTCTTTCCTGCTAGAAGATCTGCTCCTCCAATGATTCCAAATGACTTCTGGAGAGTAGCGAGATCTTTGTAGCCGATATAGCTAGGAGCGGCTCCCTCTGCAGTAATCTTCACGTAGTATGGCTGATTTATTCGCTTCAGACGCTCTCTGCGAGCCTTTCTTCTTGCTCTTCTAGCTTCTATCTGCTCAGGAGTCAGCACGGCCTCGGAAAGGAGAGGCCATGAGATAGCAGATTCATCTAGATCAGACTCCCATGGCTCGTCTTCTGGCTGTACATACTTGATCTTAGCGTCATCGAGAGTCTTCAGAGCGTCAGAGATGTTCATCTTGCTTGCGTATTCTGGATGCTTAGCTACGTTTCTGCCCTTGAGAACTTCATAGACGTAGTAGCAGTCAGCAACAGTAGATTGCTTCTTGCTCTTTCGCCATGAAGTGTCGAGAAAGTCAGTCTCTTCTGTGTTGTCTCTCTTCCAGTCAAGACCCTCCTCCTTGATGACTTGCTTGATCTTCTTAGCAAACCATGCCCTTATCTCCTCATCCTTCATCCAGCAGAATTGGTTGTTTGGATACGAATCTCGGTAGAGGTCCTTAGATATGTGTAGAACTACTTCCCCATTCTCAAACTTAGCTTCGAAATATGGCCAATAGCCTCTAGCAGATCGGCTGTTCTCCCACATACCGTCAGACAGCTGACCTTTCACCCCATTTAGAATGTCGCACTCTTGCTGTGTCTTCAAGCCAGTCTTGATGACTCTATAATCTACATCTCTCATTGTTACCTCTTCATAAATTCCAGCAGCTCTTTGCGAACTGAGTCGTAGTACTTGTCCCAGATCTCGATCACTTCCTGAACAGTCTTGTCGTCCACTTTGTCCATCTTGATCTTTGACGGATGTGAAGGAGAAGCTCTGAACACGTTCTCCTTTCCGATGTTGGCGCAGCACTCGTAGTAGTTGGATAGACCAGATCTTGCGACCCACTCATCTAGAATGTACTCTAGCCAGCCAACAGCAGTCTTATTTCCAGAGTCAGTGTTTGGAGTGTCCATTCCAGTGTTGAACTGGAGAATCTTGAAGTTGTCGTGACCAGAGTTCTTCAATCCAGACTCTAGAACCATTATCGGATCGTTAGCCCACATGCCGCCATCGCAGTATGAGTTCTTTCCGTCCATGATGACGTCGAAGTATGTCGGAGCTGCACAGCTAGTCAAGATAGCGAACCACTTCTCTACGTCCCCGTCTCCGAGGTCCCAGACCTTTTCGACGCTCTTTCCGTTCATGTGAGTCGTCGGAATGTAGATGGGCTTCTCCCAGTCTCTGATGTAGCCGCCGAACTTGCCTCTCAGTGCGCTTCTAGCGTCTCTGATGATTCCGATGAACTCTCGCTTCAGGATCTTCTTCAGATTAGAGTTGTCGTATGTCGGGCACTTTAGATTGAGTCTCTTGTACCACGAGTACTTGTCAAAAATCTTCTTCAGGTTTCCCTTGTAGAGATCCATGAGCTCCTGAGCAGACTTTCCCTCAGCGAGACCAGCAGCGATGATAGATCCAGTCGAAGTTCCGCCGTATGCGAAAGACACGTCACACAGCTTCTTTCCGAGATCTGACTCAAGTCTGCACATGAACTGAAGCGGGCCTACCCCGAGCATGCCTCCGCCATTGATCGAAATTCCCAATTTCTTACTCATTATCTTCCTCTCTTTTGCTACCTCTGATAGCTTTGACTGCACAAACGACTGCTAGTACGATGTACAGAATGAACATGATTCCCAGAATCCACAGCATCACTTCAGCGCCCTGTAAGTCTTTCCGTTGTCAGTGCTCATCAGGAACTTCTTTCTCTTGATGGCGCTGGCTATGTTGGTTGCGAAGCTGAATATGAGCTCAGGATCATTTCCGAGATGGATCCACTCGTTTCCAGTCTTCGGGTTCTTCTCGTAGATCACCTGACCGAATGAGACGTGATCATGCTCGACTGAGTCCTTGATGAGAAGAGCGATCTCTCTCATGCTCAGCTTGCAGTTCGAGACTACTATGTCTGCTGCGCCGAGTGTCGGAAGTCCGTTTGGCTGGAGTCCGCACAGATGATCTGAGTTCTCAGACGGATTGTAGCCCTGCTTCTTCAATCTCGCTATGTCAGCTTTAGTTCTGACTCCAGAAGTGATCGTGATGGTCACTGGCTTATTTCCGGACTTGTGATCCTGAAGAAGATCTCTGACGAGCTGCAGCTCTCCAGCTAGAACTCGGAGAAGTTCGACCTGATAGTCATTCACTTGCTTCGGATCACAGAATTCCGATAGCTTGAAGTTTTCTGTAAGTTTTATGTCTTTTGCCATTTTTAGTTAGTCCTCTTAGTTAGTCCCTCTCATAGAGGATTCCGCACTTGTCCAGAATCTCTAGCGCTTCGCTGACTCCAACGCCTGGAAAGTTCTTGTAGATGAATGAGCGTGCGTAAGCGTAGTATTTTCCGAAAGCAGCCTTTCCCTCTGGTGAGTCTAGAAGAGCTCTGATCTTCTTGATCGTCTCTGGATCAGCGACAGAGTCAGTGAGTCCAGTAGCTTTGACCTTCTTCTGAATAGCCCAGAATGCGAAGACGAGCTTCTTAGCGTCTGATCCGACTTCGACTGGCTCTGCTGGTGTCTCGATGCCGTAGAACTTGTTGAATGCAGCCTTGCTCAGAACACGACCCAGGAAGTCTCTAACCTTCGGATTGTCCTTGATGATCATGTCGTAAGTGAGCTTCTGTCCCTCTCTCTTGAAGTCTGACACGTCGCCAGAGTACATCTCTTCTGGAATCTGGAAGAGAATCTCCATGTCCCTGCCGTGAGGGTGATTCATCTCTCTGTCGTTGACGATAGAATCTTGATCTGGACCAGAGACGACGCCGAATCCGTCATATAGCTTCCATGTCGAGTCTGGACGGATCTCGCCCTGAGGAACTTCGAGGATCTTGAAGTAGATCGTTCCGTCCTCTCTCCTGCTCTCAAAGGCGCTTCCGCACTTGTTCAGAACAGTCAGATCAGGCATCTTAGCGAGCTTGTCAAGGAATTTCTTGACTGCTGGAACGACCCTCTTGCTGCTCATATTGTGAACATCGACAGCAGAGCAGTAGGAGTCTGCATCTACGGATCCGCTTACGTGATCTCCGCGATTGCCTCTGTGCCAGCCGCTTCCGTATGATGAATGGT